GGGCCATCGCCTTCAGTGTCGTGGAGGTGACGCGGGCCAGAGCCGTTGTGTCGTTCATCGTGTACTCGTCGATCTCCTTCTCCGCTTGCGACTTGGGCAAGGCAGAGGCGATCGAGTCGAACACGAAGAGGATCGGCGCATCGGGCTTGATGACCTTGGACTCGCGAATGATCTTGCAGGCTTTGGCGGCGGTGACGTTACCCTCTTCCCAGGTCTTGGGCTTGCTGTAAAGCCAGTAGGGGCGCTCGGACTTCAGACCGAAGCCTTCAGCCAGGCTCACATCGAACGAACGCTCCCAGTCGATGAAGCCAGCCACGCCGCCCATCTTCTGAGCGTTGACCATCCACTGGGTGGCCAGCGCCGTCTTACCTGTGGAGGACTCACCGAACATCTCCACCATGCGACCGAACGGCAGGCCGCCGTCGTAGCGCCCTGACATGATCTTGTTCAGAGGCGGAAAGCCGGTGTCGATGAAGTTGGTGACTTGTTGGCCATCGGCGTTGGGGCCGAGTTCCTTGTCGAGTGCGGAAATGAGGTCGGCTACGGACATGGTTTATTCCTTGATGGTGAGAGTGACTTCGACGACTTCGTACTCATCCGAATGCCAAAGCTGCTTGCGACGCGCCTCTGCTTTGCCTGGGGTCAGGTACAGGTTTGGCGTGGCGCTGGTTCCGTAGGGGTGCCAGAAGGTCTGGTCCTTGATGTGGCGAACGGCGTAGTACGTGGTCATGTCAGTTCTCGAATGGCTTGATGAAGTGGTCGATGTTTTTGGTGATGCTGGCAAACGCCAGCTCGGCGCACAGGTCATGGAACTTGTCCTTGTCCAGCGCACCTTTGCGGACCTCGACAGCTTCGGCAGCCGGCTTGGTCACTTTGAGCAGTTGCATCATCTGGACGTTGCGCCGGTAGAGCGCACGGCCCTCGCCCTCGTACAGGCTGATGAGTGCTTTCTTGGTCGGGGTGTAGGTGCCGTCGGCACACTGACGCCAGAAGTTGCTAACCGATCCGAAAGTGGCCAGCAGATCGATCGCGCCCTTCTCTCCGATGCCACCGACACCCGAGATCACGTCTGACGAGTCACCTTGGAGGCACTTGCCCTCGAGGAAGGCCAGCGGCGTCTTGTAGGCGGTCTTGTCGAAGAAGTTGGCGTGGTTGACGATCTTGGCGTCGTCACGCATGTCGCGCCACGACACGCCTGGGCGCACCAGTTGGAGCCAGTCCTGATCGCCCGAGATCAGCACGATTTCGTTGCCAGGTTTCTTGGTGAGCTCCGTCACCATGTAGCCCGCCATGTCGTCGGCTTCGTGCGTCAACACCCGCATCTGACGAACGCCCAACGGATCGAGCATGTCTTTGATGAAGGGGGTTTGCTTTGCGTAGGCTTCCTTGATCGCGACCTTCTTGGGGTCGTTGTTCCGGTTGCTCTTGTAGGTCGGGCACAGCTTGAAGCGCCACTCGGCCTTGCCGTCCCACAGCACGATGGGCGTGGCGTCGGGGTAGGTGACACGCAATTCCCGCATCGTCTTCACGAAGCCGAAGATCGCTTGCGTCTCCATGCCGCCTGAGTGGAGCTTGGTTGCGTACTGACAGGCGTAGCCAATGCTGTTGCCGTCGATGAGAAGGTATTTCATGGGAAAGCAATGCCCAATCTGGGTACTTTCGTACCCAGACCGAGCATTTCCTCACTGGTGAGTTAGGCGAGGTCGCCGAGCAGGTCGTCCAGCTCTTCGTCGAGCGCGGGGCCTGGCTTGGCAGCAGGCTTGGCTCGTGCGACAGGCGCATCTTCCACGTCGTCATGCGCGATGGCAGGACGGGTGGTGGTGGGCTTGTCGTTGCCCAGGATGCCAGCAACGCTGTTGATCGCCGACAGGGCCTTGCGCTTTTGCTCGTCGCTTTCCATCTGCACGTACTCGTCCAGGTTGGTCAGCTTGGCGTACGCGGTCTTGGGAACCGCTTGCTTCTTGGGGCTCACGCTCACGGCGTACTTGGTGTTCAGACCCTTGCCTTCACGGGTGATCGTGAAGATTTGCGCCTCGTCCGGATCGAACATGGAGCCGGCCCACTCTTCGACGGTGTCCAGCAACTGACCGAAGGCAGTCGAACGGATCTCGAGGATTTGCGGGGTGTTGGGGTCTTCGCTGTCCAGCGCCAGCACGTTCATCAGGAACGAGCGACCGGCTTTGGCCTTCTTCAGCAGTTCGACGGTTTCGTCGTCCGCTGCGGCGTGCTGGGCACGGTTCAGACCATCGCAGATCGGGCAGGCTTTGCCATAGATCGCTTCGTTGCAGGGGTAGACGGCTTGGATTTCGTCGGCAGCGTTCTTGATGTAGTGCTGGCCGAAATCGTGATACCAGACATGCTCCTCACCTGCACGCCATCCAGGCATCAGGATGTAGCGGTTGGAGCCGGGTTGAGGCTTGATCGTCTTGTCTTTCGACTTGAGAGCGGCCTTTTTCTGTTTCATCAGATCGAGAAGTTTGGAGGTATCCATTTTGAAGTTTCCAGTTTGGTTGAAGTTTAGTGCCTTAGACTTTCGTCAATCAGCACAGTCATTATAGTCACCCGTGACGTATCCGAACACGGGGAACTGTAATTTTTATTGAACGCCACGACCGTTCTTGAAGGCGGCTTTCGCACGCTCGGCAAGGGAGTCGCGCTCGTCCTGAGCGGCAAGGATTCGCACCCCGCCCTTGAACTCCTCGCGGCGATCGGCGCCCAGTTGCACCATCATGTCCTTGCGGTCGGCCAGGGAGATCACCAGCGACTTGTTGATGGACGCGATGGTGTCGGCCTCGATGACGGTGTTCTTGCCCTTGAGCCAGCGAGGGTCGAGCTTCACGGCGTTCTCCACCATCTTCTCAGTGACCTTCTCGGTGCCGGCTGCCAGCAGCTTGCGGTGCTCGTCGTAGAGCTTCGCCTCCAAGACCTCGAAGCGAACCTTCAGGCGGGCGTGCTGGGCCTCTGCCTGGGCGGCTTGCGAACCGTAGAACGCCCGAAGACCCGACTGCTCCATCATCGCGGCGTCCAGCGTGGCTTCGGTGAGCTTGGTGTCGCGGTTGAACGACTGGATGTCCACGTAGAAGTTGAGCTTCTGGCCAGGCGCCTTCTCGCTCGTCTCGGGCACGTCGCGGCTGACCTCGATCTCCACGTCGGCGCCAGGTGCGGCCGTCTCGACCACTGCGGCGGGTTCGGCTTCAGGCTCGACGACCTTGAGCTTCTTCGGTGCAGGAGCCTTCACGGGCTCTTCGACCGGCTCGGGGGCGGGCTCTGGCTCTGGAACCGGCACGGGCTTCGGTGCAGGTGCGGGGGTGGGTGTCGCCGGTGCGGCGGCAGTCATCTTGTTCTGTTCGGCCTCGAGTTCATCCAGCAGGGCTGCGATCTCCAGGTCGTCCATTTCGATTTCGGTGGTCATAGGTTTCTCCAGTTGTCAAAAAATTGCTGACGGTTTGATGTTAGCGTCAAGTTTCAGGGGTTTGAAGTCATTATTGACTTATACGTCAGGAGAGAATGTCGGCAACTTGTGCAAACACTGCATCCAGAACTTCTTGCTTGTCAGGATCGAAGTGAACCTGTTGGGCGTTGATGCCACAGACGATCGTGGCGTCGAGCGTGGGGTCGTAGAACGTCTTGCCGATCACCTCGGTGACGCCACCTTTGAGCCCCGGCACGAAGCGCTTGATCGTGGCCGAGCCGAGCGCGACGATGACGGCGGGCTTGATGAGCTCCAGCTCGCGGTTGAGCCACTGTGAGCACCCGTTGATCTGACCGTTGGTGAGGAACTTGTCGCTCTTCTTGGCCTTGACCAGCGTGGTGTAGTAGCCCTCAGCGGCACTCAGACCCGCTTTGGCGATCGCCGACTTGATGCACAGCGCCGAGTCGCCCTCGAGCAGCTTGTCCTTCTTCTCCTCCTGCCAGGTTGGGCAGTCCGAGACGACCATGAACTTCACCGTGGTCTTGGCACGAACGGTCGGGTGCGGCGTCTCCTTCAGATCGCAGTCGGAGCACTTCTTGTAGTCCTGGATCAGGTGAATCACCTTCGAGCGCAGGAACTTCTCCGAGATGTCGGTGGTCCTGTCAGCCTTCACGGCGTCGATGATGAGCCCTGGCATGAGCTCCATCTGGTCCTTGCGCCGGCTGAAGTGCTTGGGGCTGGGCGAGCCAGGCTCGATCAGCGCAAGCGCCCCAACCCGTTGCAGGTTCTCGACCGCCTTCGAGTTGACCTTGGAGCCTGGTGCACCGGCCGCCAGCTCGAACTCCAGCGGCGTGTCGAAGCGCCCTTTGATGACCGTGGTGTCCATCTCCCACACGTCTTCGGTGGTGCCATCGCGCTTCTTCTTCACGCGGGCCACCCTCCACTCGCCGTTGGCCTGGCGCAGCTCCACGATCCGCTGTGCGGTGTTCTCGGAGATGCCCTTCACGGCGCTGAACGGGGCGAGGATCGTCTTGTCGTTCGGGATGGTGTAGCGGTGGCTGGAGAGGTTGATGTCGGGTGGGCTCACTTCGATGCCGCACTCTCGCGCATCCTTGACGAGCCCTGGGAGCTTCTCCTCGTCCACGATCGACATGCAGGCGGCGAAGTATTCGGCGGGGTAGTTCACCCGCAGCCACATCGTCCAGTAGCTGATGATGGAGTACTCGACGGCGTGGGAGCGGTTGAAACCGTAACCGGCGAACGCCTCGATCTTGTCGAAGATGGAGCCTGCGGTGCGATCGTCCAGACCCGACTTCTCCTTGCACCCGTCGATCCACTTCTGGCGCATCTCCGCCATCTTGTCTTTGTCTTTCTTGCCCATCGCCTTGCGAAGGTGGTCGGCTTCTGCGCGACTGAACCCCGCAAGATCGACGGCGGTCTGCATGACCTGTTCCTGATAGACGATCACACCGAAGGTGGCTTCGAGCGCCGCCTCCATGTTGGGGTGGTCGTAGGTCGGGGCACGGATGCCCTGCTTGATCGCCACGTAGTCGTCGAGCAGACCGGAGTCCATCGGGCCGGGTCGGTAGAGTGCGGTGGCAGCGGTGATGTCCTCGAAGGTCAGTTGCCCGCCGACCGCCAGGTCACGGAGCAGCTTTCGCATCCCTGGCGACTCGAACTGGAAGACGCCGGTGGTGTCGCCCCGACCGAACGCGTCCATCACGTCCGGTGCCTCGAAGGGCAGCTTCAGGTAATCGACCTCGATGCCGTGCCGGTCTCGGATGTAGCCCTTTGCGATCTCCATCACGTCGAGTGTGGACAGGCCCAAGATGTCCATCTTGACCAAGCCCCAGTCTTCGACCGTCCGCTTGTCCCAGTTGGTGACGGGCGCATCCGATCGCGTCTCGATGACGGCGCGGTTCACCAGCGGCTCGCCTGCAACCACCACACCAGCGGCGTGTCGGCCGAAAGCTCTCATTGCACCCTCAAGATGCAGTGCATGGTTCCAAATCTCCGGTTGCTCGTCCTTGAACTTGTCGATCTCCGGCACCGCTTTCGCGGCTTCGGTGAGCGTGAACGACTGACCGTGTTCTTTGGGGACGAGCTTGGTAGCGGTCAACTCGATGCCATTCAGACCGTACATGCGACCAGTGTCACGAAGCGCACTGGCGCTCGCAAGCGTCGAATAATTCGAGATTCCTGCCACGCGATCAGCACCGTACTTGGCGGTCAGGTACTCGATGACCATGTGTCGCTTGGACGACATGAAGTCGAGGTCGGCGTCAGGCAAGTCCAGGCGCTCGGGGTTGATGAAGCGCTCAAAGAGGAGGTTGAAGCGGATCGGATCAACGTCCGTGATGCCGATCAGGTAGGCAACCAGCGAGCCGCCGACCGAACCACGGCCTGGGCCCACGATGATGCCGTTGGTCTTGGCCCAGACGACCAAGTCCTCGACCAGCAGGAAGTAGC